CTCAGTCGGACATCGACGAGCGTTTGGCGTCATACCCAAAAAGCGCTTCGTTTATACACGGCGTCGGATGGTTTGCGTGGTTTGATATAGACAAGATGGACTGGGATGCGGACTCCGGAGACGCCCCCGTTGGAATGCTTAGAGAAGAGTTCAACGCAGGCCGAGTGACTGAGTACGTCGATGGCGACAAGTCGCGAGACCAACTTTACGCAGACGCAGTTGAATTTCTAAATAAGTGGGGCGTGAAAGCGACGGTCGTGTCGTAGACCCCGCCGACTGACTTGCACGGCAACCCTCCGCCTCGTTAGGCTACAGGTAGACATATTGCTTCGCGATGGATTTCGCGAAGTGCAGTGCGAGCGACTTGAGGATTCTTGTCGCGGCGTGCTTGCGGGACTTACACCGCCAGCCGTCGCTATTCGCGTTTGGCTGGCTCAGACAAGGAGCAATAGCCAAATGGCCTCGAATCTCAAGCGTCTCCAGGATCGCGCTGCTGCGATTGCCGCCCGGCTGAACGAACTCGCTGACTGCGATGAGCGGTCGGAAGAGCAAACCACCGAACTCCGTCGCCTGACGGACGAGGCCGACACCGTGAAGTCGGACCTTGAGTTTGAGCAGCGCCTCGCTGCCAAGGAATCGGAACTCCGCGCTGTGGTCGAGCGGGCTGCTCCCGCCCCGGCCGCTCCGGTTGCTGCCGAGGAGCCGAAGAAGGTCGAGATCCGGGCCATCCACCCGCATCACACCACGCTCCGGGCCTTCAACGACGGCCCCGATGCCGTCGAGTCGGCCTACCGCTGCGGCCGCTGGCTTCGTGCCACGGCGTTCCGCAACGAGGATGACCTCCGGTGGTGCCGAGACCATGGCGTCGAGGGCCGTGCCCTTGGCGAAAACAGCAACTCGACGGGTGGCGCTCTCGTCCCCGAAGAGTTCGCGAGCCGCGTGATTCGCCTCGTTGAGACCTATGGCACGTTCCCCGGCGCCGCCGAGAGCGTGAACATGAGCCGCGACACGATGGTGATCCCGAAGCGGCTTTCGGGCACCACGGCCTACTTCGTGGGTGAAGGCTCTGCGGTGACGGAGAGCGAGCCGACCTACGCAAACGTCAGCCTCGTTGCCAAGAAGTTGGCCGTGGGTTGCCGGATGTCTTCGGAAGTTGTCGAGGACGCTTTGGTGTCTTTGGCAGACAGCGTAGCCCAGGAATTTGCAACTTCGCTGGCCTACAAAATCGACACCTGCGGGTGGCTGGGCGACGGGACCAGCGGTTTCGGCGGAATCAACGGCATCGTGAACAAGATCAACGACGGCACGCACACCGCGAGCGTATCGACGGCGATCTCTGGCAACACCGCCTTTGAGACCCTCGACATCGAGGACTTCCTCGGCGTCATCGGCAAGTTGCCGCTGTACGCTCGGGCCGGTGCCGCCTGGTACATCTCGCCAGCCGGTTACGCCGCGAGCATCAGCCGCCTGAAGTATGCCGCTGGCGGCAACACGGTCGACAACCTCGGTGGTGACGCTGGCGAGTCGTTCCTCGGCTATCCAGTCCGGATGGTGCATGTTCTCAACAGCACGCTCGGCGCCGACACCAACAAGGTCAAGGTGCTGTTCGGCAACATGAGCCTGTCCAGCATCTACGCCCGCCGTCGCGACTTCTCTGTCCGGCTGTTTGATCAGGTGTACGCCACCACTGATCAACTGCTCCTGCAGGGCACCATGCGTTTCGATGTGAACCACCACTCTCTTGGCAGCAACAGCGAGGCTGGCCCCGTGGTCGCCCTCCGGTCTGCCGCTTCGTGATAAAGGAGTCAGCAAAAAATGATCCATCTCCAGAACAACAAGATCGTCGGTGACGTTCCCGCTGCGGCCGTTGGTGCCACGGCGACCGCCACCCTCACGATTGACACGATTGGCTACGATGTCGCCAGCGTTGCCGTCCTGCGTGCCAGCAACGCAAGCACGGTGTTCGCGAACGCCATCAAGATTGCCGACTCCGACGACAACTCGACCTACACCGATGTCACCGCCCTCGTTGGCGGCGGCACGGGCGGGTTCTCGATCCCTGCGATTGCGGCCAGCGCCACCGGCTCGGCGTCCATCCTCAAGTTGGACGTTGATACCAAGGCTCGGAAGCGCTACCTGCGGGTGTCGTACACGCCGGGTGCCTCGGCCAACGTGTCCATCGTGGCACGCCTCGGTCGCGGCGAAGAGACTCCGGTGACGACCACCGAAGTCGGCGTCATCGGAATCGTCAAGGGTTGATCTCGCATAAGCGGGACGGCCATGACGGCTGACTAAGGCGCAAGGAAGCGCGCCCGCTCCATCAAGGAGCGTTTAGCATGATGCTGCGTGTCGGACAGTGTGAAGCCGAGGCGAAGGTGGTTGCTCTAATGAGTACGCCTCGCCTCGGCTTCACTGATAATTTCTTCTGCGTCTCTCAGGCGCTGACGCCGCACAGAATCCCCCTCATCAAACACTCAGGGGCGTTTTGGGGGCAGTGTTTGCAGAGGTCGATGGAGACCGTCATCAACGACTATGACGTAATCCTGACCATCGACTTCGACAGCATCTTTACGTCTCGGACGGTCGAGGCGCTCATGACGCTCCTCTACTACTCCGGGATGGACGCTATTGCGCCGCTGCAGCAAAAGCGGGAGAGCAACGCGGTTATGTTCGCCGTGCCGGGCGTGAAGCCGGAAGATCAGACAACCGTTGAGGACGATTGGTTCGGCAAGATCGTGCAGCCGGTCGAGACAGCCCACTTCGGATGCACGCTGTTTCGAACATCCGCGCTCAAGAAGGTTCAGAAGCCCTGGTTTCTGGCCCACGCCAACGAGCAAGGCGAGTTCACGGGCGGTCACATCGACGAAGACATCCACATGTGGAGGGCCTGGGCCAAGGCCGGGAACACCCTAGGCCTGGCGACCCAGATCAGCATCGGCCACGCCGAACTGATGATCACCTGGCCCAGCCGACAGGATCCCAGCGGCAAGGTGCAGCAGCACACGACTGACTACTGGAGCGAGTGCAAGCCGCATGAGAAGGCCTGGGGAATCGTAAAATGAAGATTAGGGTCATCAAGCCATTTGGCGGATACAAGGCCGGTCAAGAGTTTGACTGGAGCGACGGGATGGCCCGCGTCTTGATCGCTCGACGGCTCATCGAAGAGGTCGAGAGCCGAGACTTCGAAGTGGCCACTATCGAGCAGCGGGCAGAGCGGGCCATTCAGCCGCAAGGAAAGAAGAGGATGAAGTGACGATTCAGTTTATATCGCCAGAACAGCCATCTTCCGGCGTCACCCCCTACAGGAGCCTGTTCCGGCAGACTGCGCCAGCGGTTGAGCCGGTGACGCTCGCGGAAGCCAAGGCCCAGTGCCGCGTCGATACGGCAGACGACGATGCCTACATCTCGACGCTGATCGCTACCGCGAGGCTGTACGTTGAGGACGTTCTGGACGTTTCGCTGATCACGACCGTCTGGGAGACTCGCTACGACTGCTTCCCGCTGTGGGAGATCATTCTGCCTCGGCCGCCGATGCAGAACGCCGCCGTCACGGTGACCTATCGGGACGAGGGCGGGACTGTCAGGACTCTCTCCGTAAACGAGTATCAGGTCGATCACTACGTCACGCCGGGGCGCATCTACCCAAAGTTCGAAGGGGTGTGGCCTGCGGTTCGCGGCGACGAAAACAGCGTGGTCGTCCGCTGGTCGGCTGGGTATGGGGCGTCAGGATCCAGCGTCCCAAGCGTCATCAAGCACGCGATCTTGCTGCTTGTGGCCCACTGGTACGAAACCCGCCAGCCGGTGTCGCAAGGGATGCAGATGCCAATACCCGGCACGTTTGACACGCTCATGGCTGCTTCTGGGTGGGGGGGATACCGATGACCGTATCAGCGACAGTCCAAGCCAGCATCGACGCAACGAAGACCTCCCAGAGTGGTCTGTCTACTGGTACGGAAAGTCGCCGGATGTCGTTCTCAGTAGACGTTGGCGACTGCAGCATTGTTTGGAGCGAGAGACGGTCGTGCCAAGCCTATGGGTACGACGATGTAAATCTTCAGTCCAGCGGCGTATCAGTCGTCAAACTTCTGTGCGTCAAGAATCTGTCCACCAGCGCAACCATCGCCATGACGGCAGGCTGGAACGGAACGGACTTCCGGACGTTCATGACGGATACGCTTTCTTGGAACTTCGCCCCCATGGTGAACCTCGGAAGCCTGACCCTCCGGGGATACCCAATCAAGCCGCTCGGGTCTTTTCTGTTGTCGTGCCCAAACTCAACCGGGTTCGCGACGACGAGCGGCGGAAGCGTCCTCCGAATCGGCGGCCCCAGCGGCGCGGCATACGAAATCTACGTCCTAGGAAACTGACAAATGGCGCTGAACGCTCAGATCTTGTTCTCGATTGTGGCCCAGGAGTCTTCTTCTGGCGACATGTTCAACCAGATGCGCGTCACCCCGGCATCATACGCGGCCTCGCTGACTGATGGGACTGGCGCCAACCAGGCGCAGATCGCTTGGAGTGACTCAAGGGTTGTTGGCGAGAGCGAGTCAGACGATCTAGTCCTCACTGCGCTAGCCGACGACCGTGGGACGATTTCTTTTTCGTCAATCAAGTCGTGGTACGTCAAGAACACATCGCAATATACGCTAACGCTTGGCCGCGACCAGGAGGGCGACGCGCTTCCATCAAGCCCGTGGACCGGCTGGGTGTATGGCTATACATCGGGTTTCAACATATCGCCCGGCGGGGCAATTGCGCATTGCTCTCCTTCGGCCTCAGGCAGCACGGTGGCCGCTGGCAGCAGGATCCGCGTGTCTGCGCCGGAAGGCGCGACTTACGACATCGTCCTCATTGGCGAAGGGACGATCTCTTGATCATCGGCAAGATGCGAGAGCGCGTGACGATTCAATCGCCAGCCGAGGTGCGCAGCCCCTCTGGTGAGACGACGCTTTCGTGGTCTACGGTGGCGACGGTGTGGGCGAGCGTAGACGGCCTATCGACGAGGGAGATTCTGCAGGCCCAGCAGGCCAACGTGGTTGCCACCCACAAGATTAAAATACGGTATCGGGCCGGGGTCTCGCACGTTCAGCGGATCATCTGGCGTGGCCGCACGATGGAAATGTCGAGCGTGGTCGAGCGTGACGGCAGAACGTCTCTCGAGATTTTGGCAAAGGAAATGCAGTAATGTCACTCGCCCGCGCTGAAGCATTCGTCAGAGTGAGCGTCACTGGCGTCAAGCCAATCCTCGATACTCTGGATCTCGTTGTCGGCACGATGGCTGCTGGCACGACGCTAGAGCGGGTGCTTCGGCGGGCCGCCGTGCCGATCCGGGACGGATACCGGGCAGCGGCGAGGACTCACGACGCCACTGGGAATCTGGCCAGAAGCACGACCATCAAGACGAAGACGTATCGCCCCGGCGTGTCAGTGGCAATCGCTGGCCCACGGCACACGGGCAGCGCTGGCGCCAGCGGGTCTGTGGCGAGCGGGAATCACAGTTGGCTCGTCGAATTTGGGTCCAACGGCAGGCGAAGCCCGTCCTCGCGAGGCACCCGAAAGGCATACGTCAACGTCCACCAGAGCATCAACATGCGCATGACGCGTGTGGCCACTCTTGAGGACAGCGACAAGTTCAAGGCGCGGTCCAAGGGGTACTACTTCCTGATGTCGTCGTGGCGAGAGCCGACTCGCCAGGCACGCGCCGGTCGAGGGTATACGCACGACTTCCTTCCGGACGGCGGGGTTTTCACGCTGCACCCCGGCGAGACCTACGGCGCCATGCCAGGCTACCACCTGATGGAGAACACCATTACGGCCAGGCGAAGCCAAGTGCAGGGGATCATCAGGAACGGCCTGATCGACGCAATCAACACGGCAGTTGCTGGAGCGCTC